CGTAAGATGATCATCAATGATGACCTTGGTGCATTCTTGAAATTGGCTGGCATGTTGGGTCGTTCTGCGGCTCGTTCAATTGAGAACGACGTGTACGCGTTGTTGGCATTGAATGGTGGCTTAGGTCCGGTGATGGCAGACGGCAAGAAATTGTTTGATGCTGCGCATGGAAACATCGCTACTCCAGGAGCTCCTACGGTTGCTGTATTGGATGCGATGCGTCAGTTGATGGCTAAGCAAAAAGACAAAGATGGAAACGACTTCTTGGACATCCGTCCAGCGTTGGCTTTGGCACCATTGTCTTTGGGTTCTACACTTCGTGTATTGAACACAAGCCAGTACGACAACGATGCTGACAAATTCCAAAAACCAAACGTGGTTGCTGGATTGTTCCAGGACGTTATCGATACTCCACGTTTGACTGGTACGCCGTTCTACATGTTCGCAAATCCATCAGACGAGCCGGTAATCGAAGTGAACTTCTTGAATGGTGAGCAATCTCCATACATGGAAAGTGAGCAAGGATTCACGGTTGACGGTATGCAATGGAAGATCCGTTTAGACTACGGTATCGGAGCAGTTGGATACAGAGGTGCTGTTCGCAACGCGGGAGCATAATCAAAAAGGTAAGTAACGGAGGGGACATGTTCCCCTCCTATTTTTAAACAATTCTAAAGGCAAAATAAAATGGCACAGAATTATATCGAAAGTGGAGACGTTTTAGACTACACAGTACCAGCAGGTGAGACCGTGGTATCTGGTTCTCCGGTAATCGTTGGCGACCTTATTGGTGTTGCTCTTAGTAGTGGTACTGAAGGACAGGTTGTTGCTGTCATGCTTGAGGGCGTATTCGAATTGCCAAAAGCTACTGGTGCTATTGCACATGGTGCTACGGTATATTGGAACGCAACAACTGGGAAGGTAACCACTACGGCTACTGATAACACGTTGATTGGTTACGCTTGGAAAGCTGAAATTTCAGCTGCTACAACGATTCGAGTACGTTTAGTTTATTGCTAATAGGTCATGTCCAATATCTTCGATAGAATGCAGGATAAGTTGTTCAGTGTAACAACTGACACTTTCGGTTACGACGGTACTTGGACACCTCAAGCAAGTGGCTCAACGGCTCAAACTGGGCGCGTTCATTACAGACGCCCCAACGAAAAAGACATGATAACGAATGGCATGGAGTACATGCCGTTCGTTTTCTTCATGGAATACAAAGAGGGAGTTTTCAACGGCCTGCAGGAAGCAGTACGAAACGGAAGCCCCGAGGTTGTCACCATACAGGGTGTACAGCATTACGTCAGAAGCGTTTCGCGCGTTCATGACGGTAAGACATTACAAGCACATTTAGAACGTATTGACTGATGCAAGTTGTTTATTCACAGATCGAACAGGAAGTTGTTTCCTGGTTGGCTCCGCTATCTAATGGTGGCGGTGTAGACGTTGTTCAGTTGCCTCAGCTACAGGCTGAATTCGAACGCCCATTTTTTAAGGGGCGCATTACTATTGCATATAAGTCGTCGGACTTTGGGGACGTGAAGAACGCCCACCATATAGTCCAGGACGAAAAGATACAACTCGAGGCCATTATCCAAGCTCGAATGTTGCGTGGTCCTGATGGCTTGCACGCGATAACCGAGGCTGCGAAACGTCGTTTGCTGGGTTTCTCCCCAACTGACTGTTCAAAAATGCACCTCGTAAAAAACGGGTTCACGGACCACAACAACGAGGCGGCTATTTGGTCGTACTCAATGATATTCGAAACGACCTACCGCTTGGTAGAGGACGCCGAATACAACACGGGCACTCAGCTCGATGAGGTTTTCTTTGAATACAACGAAGAGCTTCCGTCAATCCCAGCAATTCCGTTCCCAGGAACGTACCCAAATCCCCCCGTGATTAACTACACGGGCGACATCGCATATTGGGACGGTGAGGTTTGGAGGCGACTTCATCCAGGTGAACCAGGATACGTGCTCGCAACTATGGGGCAGGGGCATGTTCCGGAGTGGAAGGAGTCCACTGCAAGCTTAGCCTGGGACTCAACAAATTGGTAAATTTTAAAAAGCAAAATATATGGCACAAGTTATAAAAATGTATCGAGAGACAACGCTCCCAGGAACGTTGCAACCGTATTCAATTTATTACATCGCACCAGCAAGTAAGCCGAACTACGTTGAGATATACGTTACAAACAGCACAGGTGTAGCTCGTCGCGTTATCAACGAGGACGACATCAACACGCTGGTAAGCAACGCAATCACGGCCGCAAATGAGATCATAATCGTTGCCGACATTGCAGCTCGTAACGCATTGAACCCAACGAAGGTTGTGTATGTTTTCGTGGAGAACGCTACAGCGGACCCAACCGTTACAAGCGGTGGCGCAACGTACATGTACAAGGTGTCAACGAGCTCGTGGATTAAGATTAGCGAGGCGGAGAGCTTGGACGTTGTTCTTAACTGGAACAACATCGTTGGTAAGCCGTCGAGTTCTGCAGCTGCAATTGATGCGGCCGTGGCAAACTCCCACACGCACACCAATAAAACCCAGCTCGATAAAGTTGGTGAGGATGCAGGTGGTAACCTGACTTACAACGGGAATATTCCGTACACGAAGTGGGAAACGACAACTTGGTAATTTATGTCATTACTAAAAGTACATAAAGTAATATCTGCGCTCCCGTCTCCTTTGGAGGCGGACTCCATTTACATCGTTCGTGTCGGTGCTGGCTTTGATATGTACGTCACAGACACTACTGGTGCGATTGCATACGCCTCAAATAGCGGAGGAGGAGGTACTCCCGCAACTGGCGATGAGAATTTTATTGCTAAATTCAATGCGCTTTCCGAGCTCATTGAGTCCATAATTTTCGACGATGGCACTCATGTCGGTATTGGAGCTTCAACTGACCTAACAGAGCAGTTGAACGTCAACGGAGCTATGGACCTTGCTTACGGTTCTTACATCAGCTTTGCGCGTGGAATAGGTACTGCGGTTGCCAAATGGGCGCTCAAAAATACTTATTCGTCCCCATACGACGTTCTAATGATTCAGCCTACCGGTAGCTCTGATGGCATAATTACTTTTCATACAGGTTCAGCGGCGGCTAGCAGGCTAGAGGCTGCTCGATTTGCTGCCAATGGTAACTTTGGAATAAACGAAGTAAATCCAGCTGAAAAACTCGATGTTAATGGACGCGCTCGAATTCAGACCATTGATAACGGTGCGGGAGATATCATAACTGTTTCAGCCACAGGTGTTCTACGTAAGAGAACACCCTCTGAGTTAAAGTCCGATTTGAATATCGCAGGTGGTTCTACAGATATCCAAGTATTCACGGCAAGTGGAGTTTGGACTAAGCCAACTGGTGCTAAAATTATTGAAGTCTATCTTGTCAGCGGAGGAGGCGGTGGCGGCTCTGGTCGCCGTGGTTCAAGTCTTGTTGCGAGATATGGCGGTGGTGGTGGTGCATCCGGTGTAATGAATGCCGTCAAATTGGATGCTGCGTCTCTAGATTCAACAGAAAACGTTTGGATTGGAGCTGGTGGAACTGGTGGAGCGGCACAAACCACCAACGACGCAAATGGAAATGGTGGCGGATCAGGAGCGTCCTCATTTTTTGGAGGTACTGGCGTCGCTAGTACTGCAAAAATATCTACCAACGTAGCTGTTGGGGGTGCTGCTGGAACAAGTACCGCAGGTAGTGGGTCAAGTAGTAATTTTACTTATTTTTTTGGAAATAGGACCACAGCGGGCCTCTATGCTAGCGGAAACGTGGCTCCTAGCACATTTGGGGGCGGTCAAACTGCATTTGACATGGTTCCACTTTTATCTGGAACTATTGGGGGTGGTATCTCAGCGGCAGACGTACGAAGCAACGGCCAAGGAATTGTACTTCGAGGCGCGATTACTTCACAAATAATAAGGAGTGTACTTGGCGGGAATGGCATCGGATTAAACGGAATCGACGGTGAGTTAGTTCTAAATAACGCTAGCAACTTATTCTTTGCCGTTGGCGGTACGGGTGGAGCTTCCGGTTCTATTACGAGCGCAACGGGAGGTGGTAAAGGCGGAAAAGGTGGTCCAGGTGCCGGAGGTGGAGGCGGAGGTGCCTCAACAAACGGTTCAGCATCTGGTGCAGGTGGAAATGGCGGAGACGGTTTTTGTATAGTAATTTCGTATTTTTAAATGAGATGAGTAAGAGATACGCATTGATAGTAGACGGAGTTGTTGAGAGCGTCATCATTTGGAATGATGAGGTTGGAAATATAGAAGAACACACTCCACATCACGCAGTTAATTCAGACGTTGCCGAGATAGGCGACCTTTATATTGATGGCAATTTTATTAAACCAGAGATTGAACAATGATTCCAAAAGTACATCTAACACCGAAGCGTCCAATTAACCGGACGCAAACGGAGACGCGCGCGTTTCCTTTGAATGAAAACAACATGCCGAAGGGCGATGGTACTGTGAACGGTATTCGCAAGATCATCGACTTTTTGGCCGTTGATAAGTCGGCACGCTATAAGCCAGGAGTAAGCACCTACTGCAACATCTATGCTTACGACTATGCTTATCTCATGGGTGCTTATTTGCCTCGTGTGTTTTGGACACCGGAGGCGTTGAAGAACCTCAACTTCGAGCCCGTTTACGGACGCACGTTGCAGGAGATGAGCGCGAACGCTTTGTATGAGTGGTTCCCATCTCGGGGTTCACAATTCGGCTGGCGTGAGGTCAACGTTACTGAGGCACAGCGCCAAGCTAACCAGGGCAAATGCGTCATCATGGTTGCCGCGAATAAGAACCGATCAAAGTCGGGGCACATCGTTGCCGTTGTTCCGGAAACGGACACGGTAAAAAGCGTCGGGGCAGGAGGTATTATCATATATCCCGTGATGTCACAGGCAGGTCGAGTGAACAAACGATACTTCTGCAGTAAGTGGTGGGATGGTCACGAGGCTATTAAAATCTACGTGTCAGAGTAATGTATGAAAAAGTTTTGTATATTTGACACTCAAACAGTAATTTAAAGAAGTAAATACAATGGCAGCAAACTACTTGCACGGCGTTGAGACAATCGAGCTGAACATCGGACCTCGTCCGATTTCGGTCGTTAAGTCAGCCGTAATTGGACTCGTTGGTGTAGCACCAAAGGGGCCAACACAGACACTTACGCTGGTACAGTCACAGGCTGATGCAGCGCAGTTTGGAGCTCTAGTACCTGGATTCTCAATCCCTCGAGCACTCGAGTCGATTCAGAAACAAGGCTCTGGAACTATTCTTGTAATCAACGTTTTCAACGAATCCACAAACGCGGTGAGCGTTACGGATGAGGTTGTTACGGTTGAGGACGGAGCTTTCAAGCTAGCCCACAATGCGTTGACGGCTTTGGCTATCACCGTAAAAACAAGCGCAGGAGCAGCTCTTGCACTTGGCACAGACGTTACCATTGACGACTTCGGAAACGGAGCAATCGTTCCTGGTGGAGCTGTTGCAGAGGGCGACGACATCAAGGTTTCTTACAAATGGTTCGACCCAACGACGGTGAACGCGGCTCAAATTATCGGAGCAATCAGCGGATCAAACGTTCGTACAGGTTCGAAATTATTTGAGGAGTCGTTCCAAAGCTTTGGCTTCAATCCACGATTGTTGATTGCACCTGGTCACATAACGGCAAATGCGATTGCGACTGAGTTCATCGCGTTGGCTGACAAGTACCGTGGTCATGCGATTATCGATGCGCCAATTGGTAAGACTCCGACAGAGGTTATCATCGGACGTGGTCCAGCTGGAACAATTAACTTCAACACGTCTAGCAAACGAGCAATCCTTTGCTATCCGCACTTGAAGGCATACGACCCAGCGACAGACTCGAACATCAACGTTCCGTACTCGTCTTTCATGGCTGGTGTTATCGCAGCTACTGACAATGCAGACGGCTACTGGTTCTCTCCTTCAAACAGAGAAATCAAAGGTATCGTTGGATTGGAGCGCGTGATTACGTCGGCAGTCAATGACGCGTCGACAGAGGCAAACTTGTTGAACGAGAAAGGTATTGTTACGACGTTCAACTCTTTTGGAAGCGGTCTTCGCACATGGGGTAACCGTTCAGCGGCATTCCCTTCGAGCACAGCGCCTTCGAACTTCATCAGCGTACAGCGTACGGCTGACATCCTTCACGAATCTGTTGAGCTTGCAATGTTGCAGTTCATCGACATTCCAATCAGCAACGCGTTGATTGATTCAATTCGTGACAGTGTGAACAGCTTCATCAATGTATTAATCCAACGCGGAGCAATCATCGACGGATCTTGTACGTATGACCCATCTAAGAACCCGTCTACGGTGACTGGAGCAGGTCAATTGATATTCGACGTTACTTTCATGCCGCCTACGCCGGCTGAGCGTATCACGTTCGAGTCGTTCATCGATATTAACCTGTTAGCTTCCTTGGGAACTAACAACTAAAAAGTTTAAAAATGGCACAGATATCTGTTAACCGACTTACGAATGCCAACGTGTACATCAATGGTAATTCGTTTCTTGGAAAGGCCGAGGAAATCGACCTTCCAAAAATCACAGCAAAAATGGCTGAGCACAAAGCACTTGGTATGCAGGGTGTTGTTGAGCTTCCTGCGGGCTTCGATAAAATGGAGGCGCGCATCAAATGGAACTCGATGTATCCGGACATCATGTCTTTGATGGCAAACCCGTACAAGACGCACGCATTGCAGTGTCGTTCTTCTATGGAGGTTTACACAGCTTCGGGACGTACAGCAGAGCAACCGGTTGTTTGCTTCATGCGTGGAACGTTCAAAGAAATCCCAACGGGTAACTTCAAACAGCACGACAACGTGGAGATGGAATCTCGCTTGTCAGTCACTTACGTGAAAGTTGAAGTGAACGGTGTTGCGAAGATTGAGTTTGATGCATTAGCGAACATCTACAAGGTGGACGGTATTGATATCTTGTCTCAGTACAAAGCAAACATCGGAGGTTAAGCATTAACACGGGGAGGGTAAAACCTCCCCTTTAATTTCATAAGTTATGAGCACAGAAAGCGGAAAAGAAATGGAAGTAGCTGGTAAGGAAATCAATCTACCAAGCGGAAAAGTAGCGGTCATTGTACCGTTCAAAGGAAAACACGTGCGCGAAGCACAGCGTATTGCTGGTGGCGACGTGAGCAATATTATGTTTGCGATGATCTCGCTTACAACATCTATCGATGGAAATCCAATCCTCATGGAGGACATGGATGAAATGGACGGTAGCGACGTTCTTGCCCTTATGGGGGAGTTCGGGGGGAGCCTATAAGTAGCGAACAGCTAATGTTCCTGGCGCATTTCAGTAACACTCCGCTTACTGACCTGCTCGAATGGGAGCTTCCCGAATTAA